TCCATGTCCTGATCTCCACGAAACCATCTGTCTTGCGGTAGGCCACGCTCTGCACGTTCTACGACTTTCTCCGCTATATCAAAATAATCTGGCAACTCACTCATGGCCTCTCCTTCTCATCATTATAATGGTGAATGCGGTGACAGTTAGCACATAAAGGTATGACATCACCACTATTTATTGTTTCGTATGCTTTTCTAAATTGTGAGTTGCGAATGTATTCACTCACCTTAATATCTCCTGACGCCTCAATGTGATGAAAGTCTATCACGGCTGGGTTACTAACTCCGCAGAACGAACACTCCAAAGTTGACTTAAATGCTTGCCACTCCTCTCTATGCTTCTTTTTGCGTAACCTGTTTTTCTCAATAACGCGCTCACGATTACGCTGATACCATCCAGCACCATACCGCTTTGCATAAGCAGCGCGTTTCTGCTTGTCCTTGTGCGGCAATGAAAAACCTTATTTAAGTGTCGTGGTATCAATATGTTACCATAAATAAACATGATTCTCACCTACCAAGGACGAACTTGAGGGCGCACCATTTTGCTGGCTATTTCGCTCACTTCACACCATGCGCCATGTGCGTTTATCTTTTCGTAAAAGCTATCGTTATCCATAATGACGCTCCAGCAATCGTCCTCACTGGCAAACCAGACTTTGGCCTCTTGCGGATTGTCGTTCATGTAATACAAAAATATACCTAAAGTAAAATATTCCATTGCCTGCCCTGCTCACTATGATATTCTAAATCTAGAGGAAGCCTTTGGCCTTATACTTCTCCTGCTCGTATTAGTTTTGCCGTTGGTTTCCTCACGATTTCTGCTCCCATTATTCTTTAGCAACTTAAATTTGCTCTCTGCTGTTATGTTTTTAGTTGTGCCATGCAACATTTTGCGCTGCCTGTCTCGCTCTTGCTTTGCAAATTTCTTCATGGCTTTGCCTAACATAGCTTCTTCTTCTTCAGTCATTATCATTATCACCTTTAATCATATGAACTAATCCAGAGTAACAAGTAGGGCAAAATTGCACAGGAAGTATACCTATAAGCCCATAAGAAATACCCTCGCCTTCATGCAGTAAGCAATCACATATAGTGCAGTTATTTTTTATCATTATTTTCCTCCAATATTTGTCTAAAACAAGACGCTAAACGCCTTAACTCTTTATCCATGCCCTGCTCTATAAAACCTGTGAACAACGGGCGTCTATCCTTTGCGTGTTCAGCTTCGCCTGCAATCAACGCAAAGGTTTTGTTTTTTCTGCAAAACTCAAAGGTTATGTGTCCTATTTGGATATGCTCACGCTGCACATTTGGATGTATGCGTTTTGCTTTTAGCGTGTGCGTACTCATATATTCACTCCTTTCTGTCTTAAATCAGACGTAAACTTCTTTAACTCCTGACGCGCTCTAAACAAATCCTGCTTTACGTTTGGATGCGCGTCTAATCTAAACTCTTCGTCTTGCAGTCGGTCAACTTCTCTCTTCAGATGTTTCAAGAGAGCTTGGTCTGCTGGTGTAATAGTCTGCCTCATCTTCATCCTCATTTATAACTTCGCCAATGCCCTGACACATCTCACATGTATCAGTGACTGTATCTATGTAACCTACGTCACGCCCAAAGCCCTGCGACCTTTCCAGGTCATACTCAATATAACCATCACCATCACAATCTGGGCAAGTTACTTTGCTATTCATTTACCTTCCTTCCATTCTTCATAACCTTTTTGCATTGCGTTAATGGTATTTTGAATAACTCTATTTTCCGTAGCTATTTGAGTGTCAATAAAATCAGCACCCATTATATCTTCAATGTGGCTTCCAAGAGCAAGTGACGCTGCAAAAAATTGTTTTTCAGTCAGTTCGATTTTGATCTTTTTTGACATTACATTTTCCTAAAATGGTGGCTCTTCATCTTCATATGATGGTGTCCAGACAAGCCGAACACCATGCATTTCTAATATAAAATCAACTATGTTGTGGGACCACATTGTTATGCTTGTCCATTAAGTCGATTGACCTGCATACATCTTCTATAGAAGACAGCAGATTTGGGTGTTTTTCCTCAACAAAAGCACGAAGCGCTTCCGCATTAGAAGCGGCGCAATAATACGCCTTTGAGTATTTTTCTAGTTTTGTCATATATCTCCCTTTCAGCTATTGACACAATATTGATAATATATTAGTTAGATATTGTCAAACTATTTTACGGAGAAGAAAATGAGTAATGAAATAAAGCCTGTGCTGGTATATCTGAGAAATGATGTAAACGAGGCTATTAAAGATTTTGCTAAGTCGAATCGATTGAGCAAATCAAAAGCAATCGAAGATGCAATTATCTTACATCTGCAAGAAAATGGCGAAATGGCTGATGGTAAACAGTCGTAATAAAGGGGCAGGCTTTGAGCGCGAAATTTGCAGAGCATTAGAGCTTGATCTAGGCGTAAAAGCAAAGCGCGATATAGAGCAATACAGAGCAGCAGACCACGGTGACATATTGGTTGATAACGAAAGCTGGCCTTATGTAATCGAATGCAAACGATATGCAGGCAAAGGTCATACGTTTTCGCCTAGCTGGTGGGAGCAAGTTGAAAAGGCAGCAAAGGCAGTAGGGAAAGAACCAGTGCTTATCTATAAATATGACAGGCAACCCATCACAGTGGTTATGCGTCTGGAGTATTTAATGAAGGACGGCGCTTTACATGAAGAGAAAATTAGGATGGACTGGGAAGGCTTCATCTATGTAGCGAGGGAGAACTGGCATGACCACAATTGATTACGAAATGCCTGACTATGAGTATCACAACAAAGAACTGCACCCACACATCTCAAGCAGTGATGTAAAAACAGTTTACGGCAAATCATTGCTACACTGGGCAGGGCAAGAGTACAAGGATAGCCCCGTCTTTGACATGGGTAAGGCTGTGCATTCGCTGATCCTAGAATACGAAAAGAAAGCCGTTGTGCGTGGCCCAGCGGATAGGCGTGGCAATAAATGGAAGGAAGCCAAGCAGCAAGCAGAGCAACAAGGTAAGATTATCCTAACTGAGCGAGATTATGACAGCGCTCTGGAAATTGCAGAAAGTGCTTTGCTAAACTCAGAGTTTCTGCGCGATATAATAAGCAAGAAAAATTTTATATCAGAAGCAAGCATATTCACCACATGCAAAAAAACAGGAATGCTAATTAAATGCAGACCAGATGGGCTTTTGGTTCCGCTAAAAGAAAAAACTAAAGGTGTGATGATCGACATCAAAACCACTCAAGATGCAAGTCCAGAAGGCTTTCAGCGAGAGCTAAAACGCTACAATTACGATTTGCAAATTGCGTTCTACTTGCACTGCATGAAATGTGCATCTTTGCCATGCTCAGAAATGTATTTAATCGCAATAGAAAAAACGCCGCCATACGCAGTTGGTGTGCATGTGCTATCTGAAATTTACATCAAGCACGCAGAAAAACGAATGTTCCAAACCCTGGAAAAGATGAAGAATGCAGAAACATCTCAAGACTTTTCCACAGGTTGGCCCGAAATCAATCAAGTACATCTTCCAGCATGGATGGAAGATGACATGGATGATGCAGCATTTTAATTAGACAAAAAGGAGAATAACATGAAAATGCTTAATACAAATCAAGTCGTGTTCGAGGGAGTAACAGCAAAATATCCAAGGCTGAACCAAACTTACAAGTTTGACACGATGGAAAATAAAACTGTTCCCTGCAATCCATTGGATGATGGAGCGTCATATACGCTAGACTTCGAAATGAACAATGACGATGCACAGGCTTTCATTGATAAAATTGATGAAGTCTATAAGGAAGCAGGCAAAGCTGACACCAAACGTAAATGGAAAGCAGAGCCAACATATACACCATACAAAGAAATAGACGGTGTGCCACAAGGTAAAGCAAAGTTAAAAGGCTCTTACTCAGGCGAAAAAACAAACCCACCAGTGCAAAAAGATGCAGACAGTAATAAACTACCAGAAGACTTTGAGCTAACCACAGGTAGCAAGGTCAATGTTTGGGGCCAGTTATTCGCATATAATACAGGCGCTGTGTCAGGCGTGGGCTTTAGATTAAAAGGTGTGCAAGTCCTAGAGCTAGCAGAACGTGCAGAAAATGATCCATTCGAAAGCACAGATGGATTTAAAGCAGAAACTGCACCTGCCCAACTAAGTGCTGCACCTGCAAAAACCGAATCAGCAGGTGGTTTTATAGAGGATGAAATACCGTTCTAAGCAAAAAAAAAGCCCCAGTTTTTACGCTGGGGCAGTTAACTAGACAAATATGAAAAATATCCAAACAAGGAATATCTAGGCAATGGTAACGCAAAGTATAGATAAAGGCAAGTATCCAGACCCCACATATAGTGAGTATGCACCACAAGTCATAAGCGCACTGAATTTAAAAAAGCATGGCAACGAGCATAAAGGGCCATGCCCAAATTGCGGTGGTGTTGATCGGTTCTGGCTGAGTGAGTATCAAGGGTTACTCAAAGTTAATTGCAGAAAATGCGGTGACTGGAAAAGAATTATTGAAATACTCAGAGACATGAAAATTTACCCAGATAAAACAGAGGCAGAAACAGTGGTTAGCTTTCCAGAGCAGGAAGAACTGCACCCATACCTTACACGCAAGAAAATCAAGCAACACAACGCAGAAATAGATGAAGGTGACCTAGTCATACCCATCATAGATAAAACAGGCAAAAGGCAAGGTAGCCAGTTTATAGATGAAAATGGCGCAAAAAAGTTTAACTTTGGTCTGCAATACAAAGGTTGTTTCTCAGTTGTGAATGGGCCTATCAAAGACTTTGCCTACATAACTGAAGGTTGGGCAAATGCTTGTGTATGCACAGAAGCAACAGGTAAACCCGTTATTCATGCATTAAACGCAAGTAATATAACAAATGTTATAACAGCTATCAAAGAAGCTAAACCAGAAGTTACTTTAGTTGTGGCTGGAGATAACGATGAAGCAGGACGGGCAGCTTGCCAAAAAGCATTCACAGAGCATGGCGTGGAAAGCATATTGCCGCAAACAGAAAGCTATGACTGGAATGATGTATGGCTAGCGCGTGGCCCAGATTTTACACGCAAAGCACTAGAACCACGCAATGTGCTAGACGAGGTTATATTTCCAGATCAGGCTAGACCGCAATTAGACAACAAATATATTGCTAAAGGTTGGCTAGCAGAAAACTCAATTAGCGTGGTCTATGGACCGTCTAACGTGGGTAAGTCATTTTTCTGCATGAGTTTAGCCTATCATATCGCAGCAGGCAGGGAATGGATGGGCAATAGAGTCAACAAGGGCAGCGTTCTATATCTCGCTACGGAAGGCGGCGCAGCGTTTCAAAACAGGCTATTTGCACTGCGAGAAAAATACCCAGATTATGAAAACGTCAATCTAGCCGTTAGACCTAGCCCAATTAATCTATATGACGCTGAAGAAGACATAGCTAAAGTAGAAGCTATCATAAAAGAAATTAGCAAAAAACGTGGGCAAGTGTCTATGATGGTGATTGACACACTATCCAGGGCTACGGCTTTGGGTAACATGGACGAAAATGACAACTCAGCAATGTCAAAACTTATTGCAGGGCTAGACCTAATTAGAGAAAGAACAGGTATTCATATTATGCTTGTTCACCACTCAGGCAAAGACACATCTCGTGGCGCTCGTGGGGCTAGCTCTTTACGCGCTGCCTGCGATACTGAAATTGAGCTATCATTTGACGAAGAAACGCGCATTAGAACCGCAAGAGCTACAAAGCAACGAGACATAGAAACAGGCGCAGAAATTAACTTTATTCTGCAAGTAATTGAGCTAGGGGAAGACGCTGACGGGGATCAAGTCACAACATGCGTTATTCGTGAAGCGACACAAGATGAAATGGAAGAAAAACAAAAGAAAGCTATAACTGGACCAAATCAAAAGCTGTTTAAAGAAGTGTTTTACCAGTTGCGCGGCGAAAAAATAGGTGGACCAAACCCAAGTGGGGCAGGGTGGCCTACGGGTGGAAACTACTGGTGCATTGATGAGGAAATAATTAAAGATCACTTCAAGGGAAAATTATCAGCATCAGCTAATAAATCTAACACCTACTCACAAACATTTAAAGGACTGATAGGATCAGGCCATATCGCTATTAATAAGGGTAAAATATGGTTTGCTGATAAAGACGGCAAAACAAAAGATGCGTTTTAAAATATACTAAAATGCAAATTCAATAAAAACAATGGGTTAGATGGGTAGAATAGTATTTTTAGTATAAAATAATATAATAATAGTACTACTAATGAACATAAATATTCCAATGTACTACTATACTAAACTAACTATAGTTTAGTATTAGTAGTATAAATATTAGAGAAAAAGTAATGAAAGAATTTTCTAAGAGTTTGCAGAGAAGAATAAGCGAGGGCAAAGCTAGGGTTTATGCTCATGGTGACAGTAAGATAAAACCCTTGCTTACACTTGCTGACAAACTTGATTCAATTAGCGATCTGGAAGAGTTGCGCGGTTTTGCGAATAGACGCTCAATCTTGCAAGTCGATTTACCCAAATGGACTGAAGAAGAGAGGAAAGCGATACTATGGAGAAAAACCGAATTGATGAAAGCGACACGCCGTTAAGATGGAGCGTATACAGCGATGGACTGCGCGTATGGAAGGACGGAAAGCATTTGGGAACCATACCTAGCAAAGACTTGCTTCATGTATCCCATGAGGCCTTACGTTTGCTTAGACGGGTGTATGGAAGTGGGGCAGAAAAAAAGCCCGATTAAACATCGGGCTTAGTTGGTAGCCTTGCGACTACTGAGGAAAATCTAACAATCTATAAAAATTTCTATTTCGTCATCTTCTTTAATGTGAACGGATTTTGTTTCTTGCCCTACTGTTTCCCATTCTGGATGACCGTATTCGTTTTTCACAACTTTACCATTCTTGTGCTTTTTATGCTGCCTTATGTTTTCAGTAACTTGGGCGTACATTTCTGTGTAAGTGTTGGTTAAGTCAAAATTAATATCCTTATTGTTTAAATATTCTTCTATAGCTTGCATTAATTGCCATTGGTCTAGCTTAATTCTCATTTAATTTTCTCCATGTGTCAGCACTAACCTCGTCTGCTACTGCTTTATCCAAAGCTCTTTTGGTTGCCCTAGCAGATACAACAACACCCCAAAGACCGTCACTTGGTTTTGAGTCGATCCAAGGCTTTGCATAAAACTCAGCGTCTTGATAAAGTTCCGTTGTGTGTGGATCGTCTAAACTTATCCAAAAATGTTTTGAAGTCATTTTAACAATTTCTGGTGTGTCAAGATCACGGTCTGCATGATCTTGTAAAAATCTTTGTGGTATTTTAACTAAGTTTGTCATTTTGTTTTGTCCTTCACTTAGATATTAACGTTTGGTCACGTCAAAAGAAAAATTTAGAACGTCACAAGCTAAAACACCAAAACGTGTAGCTTCGTGAAACTTGCTAAAATGTGGTTCGTCAGTGCAATCAATAGCGCGGCAAGAACCATAGTCTTTAATCATGCTATTAGTAAAAGCCTCTAAAGCTTGCTCGTCTTCATTAGATAGGCCGCTTGTATCGCCGTTAATAAGGGCGCTTGCCCAAAAGTCAGGAAGTTGAAAAGTTTCTATTTGCATTTTGTCTAATCCTTATGCTGTTTCCCAGTTATTATGATCTATTCGCCAAACGTCAGAAATTGGGATGTCGGAATCAATCTGATTGTATTCGTGATCCCAACCGTAAATACTTAAATGAACGCCTTCGTCTGAACAAATATGAGCATGATACGAAACGCCTTCAATTTTAAAATGAAACCAATCATCGTGAATAAAGTCTTGTGCTGAGACTGGTCTAGTTTGTTTTGACAAGGCAGTTTCCAACTCTTTTTGAGCCTCTTTAAGATCTTGTATTTGAGTTTCAATATTTTCAATTAAACTATTAATATTATTCATTTTGTCTAATCCTCGTTTGATTCGTTATATAATATTATAAACATATTATTGTGATAATATCAATACAATATATCAAGCATAATTAAAGCAAAGTATTTGCTTAATGTTGGCGCGTTCAAGATAACAAATACAGCAAATAAGAAAGCTGCTATTGTTGGTGCTTCATGTTTCAATTCTTTTACATAATGTTTCATTTTGTTTATCCTCCTTCTGTTACGTTTCTTATTTGTGCTGCTGTTACGTTATAGTAGCTAGCTAAGACACTAGGCCTTAAATGCTTTGCACGCTTTGCATTGATTGCCTCAGACTGATTCCCAAACAATCTAAGGTATTCAATGCGTTTGTTGTCTTCCTTTATAGCTTGTTTAATATCTTGCTTTTGTTCTTTGGTTAGTCGTTTCATGCGGCGTCCACTACAAAGCCCGACTGGTCTTTTCTAGCTTTGCCCTTGCTATAAAGTGCAACGATTGATTGCTTGGGATCAAGAAAGCGTAGATCTGTTTGATCGCCGTCTATTGTGGGCAATCCTATGAACTCGCTTGGTATGCTTTCCTTAGTGCGAAATACAACGGCAATGTTCAAACCGTTAGCCTTAGCAATTTCTACTTGCTTTAAATATATGGGATTAGCGGCGCTATAACTGAAAGTTAAATCGTAATTGCCTGGAATGTTCCGTCTATTCGCAAGTTTTGTGTAGTCATAAAAAGTTATATTAGGGAATAATTCAAAGATAGTTTGTCCATTAACCTTGATTAATTCCCAACGAATATCAGTAGTACCATTTAATCTGATAGCTGATTTCAAGTCTCGTTTGGTGCAATAAGCTTCAAAGCGTGTTAAGTCTTTGACTAGCTGCAACATAAAGCCGTTGCGGTCCTTGATAAACCATTCGGCCTTTCTTGCTCTACCTTTTTGCACGCTGCTCATAACGCCGCGACCTGCTGTATTTAGACAGCCTTCTAAACATCCTGCCTGTTCCGCCATTGGGCAAAGGTTTTGACCAAGGGTTTTATATGGTGTCATATACATAATAGCAGTTAGATAGCCGCTATCATTTCCCTTGACTGTCTTTGCATCGCCTCCTGCGCGTATCAAATTTCCAATAAAGTTATATTTTGTCATTTGTCTAATCCTCTTTTGTTTTGGTTGTTCATGCTTGACGCATGGCAAGGAAGCGCTTTGCAGCGCTTCTAAGCGATGGATCAGGCTAAGTAGTCGTCTATGCAATCGTTACCGAAATACCCTGACTTGTTAGCTTGCCGCCAAATTTTATCTATTTGATCTCTATGCCAACGCGCAGATTTAATCATTGCCCATTTTTCAGCCTGCTCTTTGCTATCAGTTACAGTTTCTAGAAAGTACCTAGCGCCAGTGCAGACGGCGTATTGTCCAGTGTGTATCTTGTCAGCTTTATATTTCATATTATCCTCGTTTGTTTGTCTTTATACGAATCACTCTAATATATTGCAGAGATATTGTAAAGCAATCATTATAGAGAAAGATAAAGAAAAGCTAACAAATCACACATTGAAAGCATCAGTTGTGTACGGGCGCGCGCGTGCATTATTCTTGCTTAAAAGTCAAGTTTTACGCTTAATCCTTGCGTATGCCCAACAAGATAGGCAAAAAATTAACATAATACATATTATACGAATCCATTTTCTAGGCTTTGTTTGACTTTGACCCCCCCCCGTCAAGCCCTAGCCTACCCCTATTATTATTATACATTCCCACACACAAAATTTTATGTTATACAAATCGCAGGGGTCGCGTTCTAGTTTTGTGTATTCTCCCTTACACGGCAAAGTTTCCTCTTCGTGACCCCCCACACCCCCCTGTATTGCTTTTGCGGAATATCATGCTAAAATTCTGTAAAATTTATGAGGAGTTGGGTATGGCTGGCAGGCCGATGGTTAGGAAAACGCTTGCTGAGATCAAGCGGAGGGGCGGCGGTGAATATCTGCGTGAGTGGGTGTTAGAAGGTAATTCTATTGCAAGTTTAGCGCGAGATTTAGATGTTCATGCTGGGTCTTTGCGCAACATGATTTTGCGTGATGCTGAGTTAACTACTGCGATAGATGAGGCTAGGCGTGTCGCGGCTGACGCGCATTTTGAGGCAGGTTTTGAGGCTATATCTGAGGTTAATGATCGCAGGCAGCGTGAGATTATGGAGGCTTTGGGTGGGGACCGTGATATTAGCGAGGCCAATGTTACTCAGGTTGATTTAGGTTTGCTGAAGCAAAAGGTTGGTCAGCACAATTTAGCTGCGTCTAATTGGAACCCTGAGAAGTATGGCAATCGAGCTAATCAGCAGATTAACATTAATATTGGTGACCTGCATTTAGATGCGCTGCGTAAGATGAAGGTTGTTGAGCATGAATGATTTATCGCAAAACACGATGATGGAGTTTGCTCAGCGCTACTCCAAAAAGCCTACATTGTTTGTGCGTGAGGTGCTTGGCGTTGAGCCATTGGATTACCAGGCTGAGTTTCTGGAAGCCATAGCGTCTGGTGAGCGAAAGATTAGCGTGCGTTCTGGGCATGGTACGGGCAAGTCAACTGCTGCATCTTGGGCTATGTTGTGGTATTTTTTGATGCATTATCCGAATAAGGTTGTGGTGACTGCCCCTACGTCTAGTCAGTTGTTTGATGCGTTGTTTGCTGAGATGAAGCGTTGGATTAATGAGTTGCCGCCTGCGTTTCACGAGGTGCTGAATGTAAAGTCGGATCGCGTTGAGCATACTTCTGCGCCCAGTGAGATGTTTATTTCTGCAAGAACTAGTCGCGCCGAAACGCCAGAAGCATTAGCTGGGGTTCACTCTGAGCATGTTATGTTGGTTGTTGACGAGGCTAGCGGTGTGCCAGAGCAGGTATTTGAGGCTGCTGCTGGTTCTATGTCTGGTCATAACGCGACTACGATTATGTTGAGCAACCCCACGCGAAGTAGTGGCACGTTTTTTGAGAGCCAAACGCGCATGGCTGGTAGCTGGTGGACGCGCCGTTGGTCATGTGTTGATAGTCCTTTGGTGAGCGATGAGTTTGTTGATGAGATGAAGTTGCGCTATGGTGAGGAGAGCAATGCTTTTCGTATTCGTGTGTTAGGTGAATTTCCGCTTGCTGATGACGACACGATTATTCCGTTTCATCTTGTTGAGAATGCGCTGCATCGTGATGTGCAGATTGATGATGATACGTCAACTGTGTGGGGTTTGGATGTAGCTAGGTTTGGTGCTGACAAAACTGCGTTATGTAAGCGGCAAGGTCCAATTGTGACTGAGATGCGTTCTTGGTCTGGGTTAGATTTGATGCAGACTGTTGGTCGTGTTGTTGCTGAGTATGAGGCGTTACCGCCTTCGCGCCAGCCTACGCAGATACTTGTGGATAGTATTGGTGTTGGTTCTGGCGTGGTGGATAGATTGCGTGAGATTGGATTACCTGTGCGTGGTGTGAATGTAGCTGAAGCGCCAAGTATGGGCGATACTTATTTAAATTTGCGTAGTGAGCTTTGGTTTAAGACGAAGGCGTGGCTTGAGGATCGTGCTTGTAAGTTACCCAAAGACGATCAGTTGCTGGCTGAGTTAACTGGTATTCGCTATAGTTTTACATCGTCAGGCAAGATGAAAGCTGAGAGCAAGGACGAGATGCGTAAGCGTGGTTTGCAATCACCAGATTTGGCTGATGCTTTATGTTTGACGATGGCGAGTGACGCTGCAACAGCTATATCTGGAGCTATGACTTCTTGGCGTGGCGAGTTGAGAAGGAATTTGCGTGGTATCGCATAATGTGATACGTTGCAGAAAAAGGAGTTTAGCATGAAGTACGGCAAGAAAAAGGGCGGCAAGAAAAAATAATGGTAAAGGGTGTTAAGCATTACTTTCGGGATGGTACTGAGCATAAAGGTGGCATGCATAAGATGCCAAATGGTCAGGTTCATTCTGGAAAGACCCACGGTAAAACTAGCAAAAGACTGTATCATTTTGGTGATTTGAGCGCCACAGCTAAGAAAAAAACGAGATCAAAAAATGCAAGATAAGAAGTTTAAGCCTTGTAAAGATTGCCCAAGCCCTAAAGAGTGCATGCGTGCAGGGCGCTGCAAGTTAAAAATTAGGATGAAGTAGTGCGTAAGTTTAAGAAGGTAGCCAAAACTAAGTCTGGTGTGCCTACAAAATATTTATCTGGTGCAAAGAGCAAGAGTGCCAAGGAGAAAGAGATATTAGACACGAAGCGCAAATATAAGGCTGGTTTGTCTATTGATGTGAAGAAAGTGAGTAAGAGCCGTGCCAAGCAAGCCCAAAAGAAAACCTCTAAGCGATAGCGTAAAGGCGACATTACGCAAGAAAGCAGCAGGTACAAAATTTACGCCTAGTCAGTTGCAGTCTGTATATCGGCGTGGTCAGGGTGCTTACTTATCAAGTGGTTCTAAGAATGTTCCTATGTCTGCGTGGGCTATGGGTAGGGTTAACAGTTTTGTGAGTGGCAAGGGCGGTGCACGCAAGGCAGATGCTGATTTGTTAAAGAAAACTAAGAGTAGGAAAAAGTAATGCCTTATGCTAAGTACAGCCCCAAGCAAAAGAAATTAGCTGCGTTGGCGAAACCGCGCAAGAAGATAACAGGTGCAGATTTAAAAAAGTTGAGCAGAAAAAAGAAGGGTAAGAAGTAATGGCGGATCAAGCTAGGTTTTTAGATTTTCTAGATATGATTGATGGTGGTGGCGCTGGGCAAATGGGCGACACGTTTGAGGGCGGCGGCATATTTTCTGCTTTAGCTAACTTAATGGCTACGCCTTATGGCTCTGAAGACGCAGGTCGCAGAGCTAGTCGTGAGGAATTTTTGCGTGGTCGTGGTTTGCTAGATGAGCCTGATGTAGCTTCTGCTGCGCCTGCTATGGCCCCAGCCATGACTGGTCCGACTAGAGAGCAACGCATGAGCGCTGCTGCTGCTGAGATGGAAAGGCAGCGTGGAATGCAGCAAGACAGCCTTGATCCGCGAGGCCCAAATCAAATGGGCATGCCTGCTATGGGAATGCCACCTGCACCAAGTTATGCTATGATGGATATGGGCGAAGCAGGTCGCGGCTCTATGCCTAATCAATTTACTGGCCCAACCTATGATATGCCTATGGCTAGACCTGCTGCGCCAGAACAGCCATTAGGCGTTACAACTAGAGATATGGCTTTAGCTGATGTTGAGGCTCGTCAAGCTGCATATAATGCAGCATATCCTAATGACCGAGGAGGCGGCTCTTTTGGCGTAGAAAGACTTCTGACTGGCGCAAGCTCCTTGGGAGATATAACAGATCATCTTGGTAGGTTTAGTGATAACCTTCAAAATAGAATATATTCAAAATTAATGCCACCAACACCAGAAACTATGCAAGGATCAGGTAGGGGGATGGCAAGTGGTGATGCAGAGTTTGATGCGTTTATGAATATGGTTAGAAACACTCCAGGCCAAGGTGGTTTAGCAAATAACCCAGAATTAGCTTTTAGTGTATTTCAAAGAATGAAATCAGCAGGAAACTTACCTAGTGTGATGATGTATCAATAATGCCAAAGGAGAAGCATCCCAGTTTAAAACGTGCAGGAGTGTCTGGTTTTGATAAACCCAAGCGCACCCCTAGCCATCCGACTAAATCTCATATTGTTGTTACGAAAGACCCAGGTACAGGCAACGCAAAGACAATCAGGTTTGGTCAGCAGGGTGCAAAAACATCTGGCAAGCCAAAGGCAGGAGAGACTCAGGCAATGAAGAAGAAGCGTGCTTCGTTTAAGGCGCGTCATTCTAAGAATATTAAGAAGGGCAAAACCAGTGCTGCGTACTGGGCAGATAAGGTAAAATGGTAAATGGCACTTACAACCTATGATGAACTAAAAGCAAGCATTGCGGATTTTCTAAACCGCGATGATTTAACATCAGTCATACCTGATTTTATTACACTTGCTGAAACTGGCATGAATAGAGAGGTTAGGCATTGGCGTATGGAGAAACGTGCTAATGCAGTTCTTGATACTCAATACACAGCTTTACCTACTGATTTTTTAGAACCAATTCGTATGTCGCTAAACACGGCTGATACCAATACTTTAGAAATGGTCAACGCTTTTCAAATATCTAATTTAAGGGCGCAAAACCTTAATACAAGCGGAAGGCCAGTAAACTTTTCTATACTCGATGGTAGTATTGAGGTGTTTCCAACGCCAGATGCTTCTTACACTTTAGAGATGCTTTATTATGAAAAAATAGATACATTAAATTCTGGAAATACATCAAATTGGATTTTATCTAATTTTCCTGATGCTTATCTTTATGGCTCTTTAGTTCACTCAGCGCCATATTTGCAAGAAGACGCTCGCGCAACTACATGGGCGGCATTGTATCAAAAAGCAATTAATGATATTAATTTGGAAAGTGAACGGTCAAAAACTAGCGGCTCTGGTCGCAGAATGAAGATAAGGAGTTACTAGAATGGCAAGTATAGCAGACAGAGTTTTGGACAACGGGCTAACGGTTTTGGACACGGAAGCAAATCGTGTAGATATTACTAGCGCAGAAAGCACTACTTATGCAGAGGCAACGTCTTCGCAAACGCTTGGTAACAAAACAAGTATAAGTATTTCTGCCCCTGCGGATCGAACAGGCGGTGGGCGTAAAGTAACTCTTTCGGCAATATCTGATGGAACGGTTACGGGCACTGGATCGGCAACGCATTATGCGATTACAGATACGACAAACAGTAGATTGTTGGTAACTGGTTCTTTAACAGCTTCGCAGTCTGTAACGTCAGGAAATACATTTAGCCTAGAAACATTAGATATTGGAATACCAGACCCAAGCTAGGATTAGATTATGGCTAACGTCTTAGCAAACAGAGTAAAGGTAGGCACTTCTACAACTGGTACTGGTACTATTACATTAGGTAGTGCCGTTGCAGGGTTTCAAACTTTTGCTGATGGCGGTATTAGCGATGGTGATATTGTCAGATACACAATTATTGATGGAACTGCGTTTGAAATAGGGACAGGTACATACACCTCTTCTGGAACAACCCTATCACGCACATTAACAGAAAGCTCAACTGGCGCACTTTTAAATTTATCTGGAAGTGGCGTTGAGGTATTTATCACGGCTGCAAATGAAGATTTGGTACTGAAGGATAGCAGTGGCAATATCGCTGTATCTGGCACTGTAGATGGTCGTGATATTGCAACAGACGGTACTAAATTAGATGGTATTGCAGCAAGTGCGACTAATGTAACTAATACCAATCAGCTTACAAATGGCGCAGGATTTATTACTTCTGCCGATGGTGGTGACGCAGCTACACTTGATAACTTGAATAGCACACAGTTTCTCAGAAGTGATGCTAGTGATAGTACTAGTGGTACTCTTACTGTATCTCCGTCTTCAGACCAAAAGATTGTATTGTCAGGCTCAAGCAGCCCTTACATTCGTTGGCAAGAAAGCTCTACAGACAAGTTCTATATTCAGTGGAGTACAAGCGGTTATCCTCTCTTTAGAAACCAAGAAACTGGTAACTTTGTTTTCAGACCTGCCGGAACAACAACTGGCGTTAGGTTTCGACTGCAAGCTAGTGATGGTGATGATTATGGTTCTGTATATGGTGACCATAACAACGACATTGGTTTTTTAGACCAAGACGGACATTGGGCGTACAGGCATAGAAATAGCAGTATTCATGATTGGCGCATAAATAATACCACCGAAATGGATTTAACTACTTCTCAATTAGACCTCCAAGGAAACAATTTAGTTGGCGTTACTGATCTTTAT